AAATCTCCCATGTTCGCAAGCTGCTTGGGTACGGCACGCATATAAAAGATGCGCATCAGCATTTGGCCGATAATGGTGTTCACAGTGGCTGTCAAATACACACCCGAAGGCATGGAATGAGTCCACATGTAAACATCATTACCAATGATGTGAACAGAGTTCGCAATGTCCATCATCAGCACAGTTCGAACCTTGTTTCCAAGATCGTCTTTACCATACCAGTGATTGATGACATCACAAGCTGCGTACAACAATTGCGCCGACACGGAACCATCCCAATTGGAATAGTCCCCTGCAACAACACAATCTCCATGTTTGAGCAATTTCTTGGCAATGAGATTCCAGTCTTCAGCATAACAATTCGTTCCAACGAGGCTCTCGTTGTCAATCCTTCCTTCCGCTTGCGCAGCCACAAATGCACCGAAGTACATGCGACACGCAATCGTGAAATCAAGCGGCGAACCAGAGAAAACGCGTGTCTTCCCCTGATCGACCTTCTCAAAGGGACGAGCTTCGTCCTTTAAGAGATCCATCCATAGGGTAGGGTAGCGTTTTCCATTTTTCGCGAACTCAATTCGCTTTTCAACATGATAGATCAATTCCTCAGATATAAAATCTTCATCGAAATCGATCCATGTACGTTTTCCAGCTTTTCGTGGTTCCTTTGTGAGGCTCCACGGAAATCCAGGAGAAGTTGACGACGTGAGAGATCCAAAATATTCATCCTCCATTCTGCCAAAACATGCTTCACGAATGTTAAACACCTCTCGCTTTCGCTTGGGGTGAGTAGCATTCGCATAGACACGTTCGACATCTTGGGAAACAAGGTCAATCAGATCTTGTGGAAGAGGTGTTAAAACCTTTCCGCATTTCTTGAGTCCTTCCATCAGTGGATCAAACATGACTCCATGTTTCAAGAAGGGCTTGAGATATGCGGGTTTCTTTTCGGTTTCCATACAGCAGCCAGCTATGGCTGTGGGCCTCAGTGTGGTTGTTCCAACACTGCCAGCTGCTATAGGAGCTTTTCCAAGAGCACAAAATGCGCCCTCGGGAACACGAGATTCAACAACATTAAATAATTCAAGAGGTGGATAGCATTGAGTTTGCCAATCCACATCCTTCAGAACATTCAAGATCTTTTCCTTATAAATACATACAGAAAATCCGGCACCAGCACATCCTGCGACATGCATGCCAATGATCTTCTTATCAAAACTAGTATCCTTCAAAACGAGAATGCTTCCGCAATCTCCAGACTTGGTCTCAGCAGAGTAACGATAACCCTTCCTACAATGGTAGATTTGCCCTTGGTTGTCAGCATAGCTGGCATCTTCGGGTTGCACTACGAGATTCTGTAGGTTGTAACTAACAAGATCACCTGAAAAGGCGTCAGTGAGTCCGCAGAGCTGGGCATTTCTGCCGTCAATACGGGTCAAATCTTGTTGAGTAACAAAATGTGAGATCAAGTCCGGATATTGTGGACATGACATAGGTAGAACCATAATCATCAGATCTTCTACTTCTCCACGGGTTGTGGGGAAGTCAAGGAATTTGCAGTCACTAAGCCTAAAGTTGAAATACGGCTTGCTCGATAAGAATCTACATTGCACATTGTCAATTTTGCAGGCAGATTTCCAGTGCTTGTACACAAGAGCACAAGTTCCTCTCAAAAACAAACCTTTGGCGATTTCAGCGCCATCAGCTGTAGTTAAGAGAAACTGGTTCCGGTATACACGCTTGGAAATAATTTCCCACGCATTGTTATCCAACAATCCTTCAGGCACTACGGTGGCATCCGAGTAAATTTGTTTCATTGCTTCGAAATAATTACTCGCCAGCGGGTTTCCTTCAGGA